GTAGTTGATGATAGACTGCTCGGCAACTTTAATAGTGCCTAGTACATCTGGAATCGGAGTAGTTGCCATATGAGATATTTGAACAGATAGTTTGATATACCTTTTCTTTTCTTCCAGCCCCTTAAGGATAACGGTATCACGAATGTTGTACCTGATGAATTCCTCAAAATTGTTTCGATACAAATCATACAATGATCCAGCGTAAGAAATCTTAGGCAAGTCTGGCAGTTCATCTTCAGCTACATGTTCTAGTTTGTAGCTTGGCTTCTCTGCCATTTCAAATTTCTTATATAAATCAAGATAATCTAATCCCACTCTACCATGGAGAACTAATTTCTTGTTGATATTACCGTACATTTGAACATCACGATAATAGGGATCACTAGTTCCATTGAAGCAAAGCTTATTACCAGCACCCTTGTATAATACTTTGTTTGCCCTCTCGTAGATATACGGAAGGTCGAAGAAATCACTGTTCCACCCCGATATGATGTCGCTGTCGTCAAACTCTTCAAACAAGAGTTTCAATAATTCGGCTTCGTTCTTACAAATTGTGACAGAAGCTTCATCCTTAATATCTTGTGGTATATCACGTTTTTTGAATTTTGCCCTGTTTTTGGGGGGAACGACCAAAACAATAGTTTCATCGGTATGACAATGATAGAGTGCTACTGAATTTATTGGGGCATACGGATTAGTCGGAGACGAGAATCCCCTATTCTTATCATAATCAACTTCGATATCGAGGAATGTTATATGCAAATCCCCGATCTCAGAGCCATAGAATTGCTCTGAGAGCACTTTATTCTCTGGCTTGATGTCCGACTCACATAGGACCACATTACGGTCTGTGTAAGTCTTACGGGCCTTCTGGAAGGCAAAGAAGTCCGTAAAGTCCAGCCGGGTCAATTTGTTCCCGTATAGATCACTAAATTTGCCATCTTTGTCGGGTACATAGAAGAAATAGGGAGCGTCAAACCTCTTTACAGCCCGCTCCCCTCCGGCATTTCTGGACCAAATTTTAACGAACTTTTTATTGTTTGTTAATATGGATGAGATATACGTCATAGAATGAGCGTTTACTCCACGTCATTGTCATCTGGTAATCCAGCATCACCCAAAATAGTTTCACGAACTAGCTCAAAGACGCTGTTTTCAGATGTCATTTCAACGTACTTTTCATCGTCCATAGCTTTAGCTAGTTTAGCGGCAAGAACGGGTGGCATCCCAAATTCTTCCTTAAGATCATCCTTTATATCTTTGACGCTGGCTCGTCTGTCTTTGACCATCTGCTCTTGTGCAGAGATCTCACAGATTCGGTCTTTTATTCTTTGAATATCTTCTGGTTTGGTAGGTAATTCAAATTCACTTGTGTTACTCATTATTATACTCCATTGTTATTGTTATTGCACTCGTATATACGAGAAGATGAACATTATGTCACGGAAAATAATAAATTGCAAGAAATTTATTCAGTATCAGCAAACCATTCCATATAACCGCCGGGAAAGTTTTCTTGATCATATAGGTATTCTTCTGTAGCTATGATGTTAAAGCGGATTATATTTAAATCTCCAGCCTCTACCGGGCTAATTGCATTTACAAATTGTGGACGACAAGGGTATATAACAGTGGTGCCACGGTTGGCATTGAATCCAAAATCGTGGGTTGGAAATTCTAATTTACCACCCCTTACTTCGAACCTTTCATCAAAGTCTTGTTCTTCATTGAAGTCATTTAGAAAAACAACGACAGAAAAGTCATAATCTTTGACCTTCTGCCACAACATAGATTCACTACGTTTGCTTAAAAGAACGCTGCCTTCACATGTGGCGCTTTGCCCATTGAATCCAGAAGGATACCATTCAAAGATAAATGGTGACAGAGTTTTGGTGGTAAACGTATAATATTTTTCAATCGTTGGCATGAGGGTATTGAATATGGTTGTGATTCTCATCTCTGAAAGACGACTACCCTTATATGTAACTGTTGGTTTGCCCAATTGATCTGAGTTGGGTACAGTATTTTTCAACTTGCCCACAATGTCTTCACACTGTAGCGGTGATAACAAATCTCTTATTATGAGAAAGGGAGACTTATTGGGCATAGAAACTCCAAGAATAACGCATCATACTGATATGTATATAAAATTACAATAAGTGAGTTTTGCTTAAAAGGATATGGGGTTCTTCAGTAGTTATAGAAAGAATAAAAGGAACGTTCGTTATTCTTTTTCCTTCTACCACAACCGTCAGTTCAATGGTAGCAACATTGTCATTTTCGCACATATTCATATGTGAAGTTCTGTCATTCAATACTATTGAACCGTTCCCATATGTTCCGGCAGTTGCGGTATAATCCTTTACATAGAAGATATTTTTGTCTTCTTCGGTAAGGGTTAATTTAAAGGACGGATTACCAGAAAGAGATTCCACTACTATATTTGTGGCGGGTATTGCTATCTCAGTAGGTTCAGTAGATTCAGTCACCTTTTCTTCGGACTTCTTACAATCACATTCACACTCACTGTCATCACCACAATCACAATCGTCGGAACATTTACATTTTCCTTCAGCCACAAGCTCTTCGAAAAGTTCAAGAAGCTTCTCTTCATGGTCGTTGAAAAATTCTAATAAAGCTTCGGCATCTTTGAATAACATTTTAAGTGTCCCCTCGCAATACCTTATTAAGACGACTCAACCGCTTGGATAGTGTTTTTCTCTTGGTAAACAAAGTCTTTCTAACACGGATTCCTTTCTTAACTCTGGCAGCTCTTTTTCCAATACGAACACGACGTGGGTCTTTACGTTTCCCACACTTTTCCGGGGATGTTACTAATCGCCCAGCCTTCGGTCCTGTTGTACATCTATATTGTCGTAGAAATTTATCACCATAACGACGGAATTGACGATCAACAGCTTCAGCTAACATGCTGATTCCTTCTTGATCTAGAACTTCATTCAACTTAGTTATGATGGAATTAACTTCCGTTATAGCCTTTTCATCTAGAGTATTGTCTTTGAGGATAGTTTGAATTCGTTGTATGTCTCTACCAACCCATTCTAATTCTTCAAGAACAACTACTGTATCTTCAGCTATAGTTTCCTCGTTTAAAAAAACGCTTTCGTGTATAACGCTATTTAATTTCATTGTGGACCTCGTTGGGGATTCATGGCTTGGCCGGGTTGCTTTTCTTCCTGATCTTGTTTGGCTTTATCCAGTCTGGCTTGGGTTTCTTCTCTGCCTGCTTGATCAGCATTAAACTGCTCTTGATTCCTTGCTGCCCGCATTTTAGCCTGTAGCTCTCTTTTTGCCGCTTGAAACTGTTTCTGTTTGTGTGCTCTTTCTTCTGGCGTATCGGTTTTTCCGAGCTTATACTTTTGTATCATTATCATTTTTTCTCTATTCAAAGAAGCCGTAGTATCATTAACATCAAGTTCTAATATCATAGAAGTAAATATAGAGGAAAATCCTTCCCCCATACCTCTTTTCCTTTTATAGTTATACTTAGCCAATTCTGCACGTTCTTTAACCCGTTTTTCTTTTTCCTTTTCAGCATCCATCTCAGCCTGTGCTGAAATCATTTCTTCCTGTGATGCCATCTCATTTTTAGAAGATCTCAATGCTATTTCAGCTTGGTGGGCTTTGGCCTTTTCTTCTTCTGCCTTGGCCTGTGCTGTTTCCTTTTCATTCTGAGACTTAAGCATCCCAAGAACGGAAATCAACAGAGATTCTTTATCAGGTTCTTCGCCAAAATCATCTCCAATGTCGGCATCATCATCCCCCAATTTACCATCCATACCTTCTGGACCTTCTGGACCTTCACCACCCATATCTTCTGGACCTTCACCACCCATTTCGTCTTCACCACCCATACCTTCTGGGCTTTCATCTTCGGCCTCTGGTAAAGTAGATATTTCATCAGCGTTATATACTGCATCTTTCGGGATGGTTGGAAACTGGGCATCAATGATTGTGAATTCATCTTTAAGTTCATACAATAGCTCTGCAAGGGTCTTATTTTCCCCGTTACCGGTTTTTTTGTAATCTAGGACATCTGCTAACGCCTGAGCACAACGCCTCTCAAGCTCTTCAGATTGCTCCATTGGGACGGTTACAAGCATAAGGTTACCCATGTCATCTTGAATGCCATATGAAATCACATCAGTAGGTTCATATCCACTGTTCTTTTCCATACTTTTTAGTCTGGAAGTGGCGTCATCAAGCTGAAAGGGGTATGAGGCTGATTCATTTATCTTGGATATAGAGCCTTGTAATTTAAGGGGTACGGGGGTATATCCCTTACTGCCCTTTTTAACGTTATTGTAAAAATTCAACATAAAGTCTTTCAATGACATTCTGGATTGCATAGCACCCAAACGATTACTAGGAACTACAGCTATGGAATGAGCTGTTGTAGATCCTGCTGCGGCTGTTTCATTCACTTTGTCCATCATATTATCCGAACCCTTTTCATATATTTATCATTTTGAGCTTAAGTTGCTGATTAATTGAACTGTTCATTCTCCGTTAAAACACGGAATGTAATCCCTTTTCCCTTGCACCAGTTTCTTGCTGCTTCCCATTTCAGTTGATTTATAAAAAATATTTGATTTTCAAACATCTTGTTCTTTGGGTTTCTTGAGCGGGAAGCCCTAGTTTGTTTTTTAGGCTTTATTTCAATTAAATCCTTACACAAAGTCCCTGATGTATTTATATACTCTATGTATAAATCTGGATAATATTTAGATGGCTTCACCCCTCCCTTCGCGGCTGGTTTAGCATAAGGAATGACTATCTCTTCAGATGACCATTTTAAAACATTGGGGTTGTTATCACAGAACACAAAAGCAGCGTATTCCCATGAAGAACGGTAAAAGACATTTGTAACATCACCCTTATACTTTTCTGGGTGTTTGACTGTGTAATACTCTTGTTGCCAACCCATAATTTATCCTTAGAATGCGATAATGTCTGGCAGGAAGTCAATATCAGGTTTAAGTAATGGGTCTAACTTATTTAAGTTACCAGCAAGTGGACCAACAAAAGTTCCTATCGTATCAATTACAGGAATATTTGGTATTACGTCTAACCTACGAACTCTCCTTACAAGGCGCTCTGCATCAACCACCTTACCTCTTATATCGTTTAAGGTAAACGTATTTTTCTCTGGTTCTGGAGTTATTATTTTAGCGTCATCAGTTGGAGAATTAATATACACGGAGTCATATACAAAGTTCATCATTAGGGTATTAATATCAGATTGCCCCATATCTAATTCATCAAGTGTCATGTTGATAACCTTTGGGTTTAAGAAATGATAATCAACATATTGATGGTTCTCGGCATTTTCTCCCTCTCCACCGCGCCGTTCTATTTGGCTAAAGAACCAATGTCTAATGGTGATGGTTTCGATAAGTCCACTCTCTCCACCAGAAAGCACGCCGGGGGGCAATGGTCCTATAGATCCAGTACTAACCCTACTATTTTCTGAGGAGTTAAATCCTTTATTTTTTGGGCCTGCCTTTTCAGTGAATAGTTGATTTGCCAAAGCTGGGGGAGCATTAGCGATAGGGCTAATGCCTTTTAAGTAAGATTCATATACATTATGTGCAACATTACCAACATCGTCATAAAATGTAACTTGCATTGTTCCGTAATCCATTTTGGTTGCAACTTTGGTTCTATAATTGTAAAAATTCACATCCACATAATTAACCGTGGGGATTGGGCGTGAGGCTTGTTTAATAGAGAAAGTTACGATGTCCGTAAGGTTATTTGTGGTCATAGACGCTTGTAGGCTATTACCTATTGGTGGCCTGAATTTAAGGGATACCGTAAAGTTAAATTTAAGCTTTGGCCGTTTAATAGTGGTGAACATATCTACCACCGGGGCATCACCGTCACCACCAGATATATCTGGTCTACGGGATAATAGTCTGAATCTGCCTTTGTTACTATCAGCCATGATTAAATTCCATACCTTTTTAAGTATTTATAAAAAAGGAAAGGCCCGTAAAACGAGCCTTCTTTTAAATACTTATTGGTTTATAATATGAAGCCACTTCCTGAGGAACCAGCACCGCCAGTAGCTTTACCGGAAACACCGTCAGGGTTAATATTCTGACGTGCATGGTCAAATCGGAAAGTAACCGTTACCTTCACAGATTCAGATGCTGCATAATCTAGGTCAGTGAAGTCAACGTTCTGTATGAACGCGCCTTCCAAAATCCATGTTTCAACAACAGATGTATTACCATCCAGTAAGTCCATCTTAATAGCAAATTTATAATCCTGTCCAGATGGTGCAGAAGGCAAACGTGGGGCCGCAGTCAAACCAATAATACTTTGCTGTAGCTCTAGTTGTTCTTGTAATGCTGCCGTTACACCACCGTTCAAATCGTCTTCAAAGGTGATATTAACTGGCTCAAAGATGTGTTTACCAGCAACATATCCCTTAGAGTTGTAACGATCTAGTACAACCTCTTCGAATTGTAGTTTAGGGCGGTCGGCACTTATTGCGTTCAAACGAAGCGGTTCAGAGTCACCAGCCATATTTTGAAACGTTATTGCCCACTTGTGTTTTAGGCGCGGTTGGGCAATTCCACCACCATCTACGCCTAAGTCAGTAATTAATGCCATCGATTATTCTCCCTTGCATAGGTCTGTTTAAAGTATTTATAGAACCTGCATTTATTTTTTACATGTTTTCGGTATAATGATAAATAAATATATGTAGAATATGGAGTTAAACAATGGCCTCTTTTAAACAATACGTTGCAGAAAGCATTCTTAGTGAACAGGACAAATCTGAAGTCAACGCAGATGTCATCTATCAGAAGATGTTAGATGTGTTAGATAATGCCCATATTGACTTTAGTGAAGACATGATTAATTTTCACTTGGGGAGAATCATCAAGAACAGTAACATTAATATATCTGTAGTTATACGCGTGGAAGACCGAGATGATGTGCGTTTGGGGCGTAACAAGGATACTGGTGAATTGACCATAGTAGTGGGAAGCCGTAAAGAACTTCCAGCTAGGACGGAAATAGATGCTTTCCTATCCAAAGACCGTGCCAGAGCCCAAAAAGTAAAGGGATTCATCTCTCAGTATCTTACTGATTTCTACAGGAACGAAGACCCTTCTCTTATTACCACAAAGTATGAAGAAGAAACTGAAGCTAATTCAAGTATTGATGACCGATACGAAAAGCTTGCCCAGCAGTTAAAAGGTCGTATGGATGACTATAATGGTATGATAGAAGACCTTCAGGGTGATATGGATACCGAAAACACCGGTAAACAGGAAACGGCCAAAAGAGCTATGAAACATTTGGCCAAAGAACAATTTGGTGATACTCTGGAAGAATTCAAGAAAATTGCCTTGAAGTTGTTCGGTGTTTCAAAACTTATGAGCAAAGAAAACAAGGAAAAATTGTCCAATAGATTAGACAGTTTTTACGATCAGAAAATTAAGCCATTGTTGGCCAAGTAATTATACCCCAGACGAAATAGATGTCACGATTGGTGTGAATAAAAGAAATGATGGTCAATCAATAAAAGGCTATGTCCCCTACAAGTAGGGGACCATTAATTCCATAGTCGAGATCCACATTGACGCTCATAAATAACGTCACCGAATTATCTTATAATAGCATCGGTCCTAACAAGGCGAAGATCAACAAGAATGAACTCAACCGCTTGAACAGGCTTGATAGCTATGTCAACGATCAATTCACTACGAGCAACTACTGCCGGTGGATTATTTTGATCGTCAACCTGAGTAGCAAAATCAAATAATCCTCGACGGCCTACTAGTTCCCCTAAGAAGCTATCGACAGCCGCTTTAACATTTTGTCGTGTAATATCATCATTTGGTTCAAACAAGAAATCAAACAACCTACGGCGTAAAGTTCTGCGGATGTAAGCAGTAAGTCTGGACACGTTAACACGGTCTAATGCATCTGCTGTGGACTGTGTGGTGTTCTGAGCCAAAAGCAAGATTCCACGGTTAATGATATCGGAGAAATAATTGATATCAACAGCAAATAAGGTATCCTGTGTGCCTTTGTCTATATCATTTTCAACCCATGTCGTTGCAGTCCCTAAAATACCGGATACGTATCCAATGGATGTTAGGTGTGTTGCTGTACCCCGGTTTGGTCCTGCTGGTGCAAACCACAATTCGCCATCCCTATCATTGATGGCATAGGCACGTAGTGCGGATGAAGCACCGGTAGTCATGATTTCTACACCATCCGTGTTGGATGATAGACCATGTGGGTAGTAGTAAGCAGAAAGATTACTGAAAACCTTGTTATCATCTTGCCAGCTAACTATACCATTTGCTCCAGTTGGTGGACGATCAAACGGTGTATCAGCAATGACAAATACTTCGCCGTCCATATCTTCAGCAAGTCTAACTAGTTCGTCTGTTGATTCCCAATAGCCGGGAGTCAAAGTTAAGTTAAAATCAAAACGATCTGAGCGGAAAATGCTGTTCGGGTTATTTATTGATGCTTGAAGCTGTGTATTGATTGATACTCTACGTTCTGCATCGTTTGAACCAAGAGAAATTTCGTTCTTAAACTCCAGAGTGTTGTCGTAATTTGCAGCTTCTGCAATAAGCACTCCTTCTGCTTCATCAGCATCGAACTCGGTGGCAACAATGCTACCCGCTGTCCATGTGTCTAAAACTGAATCCAAACCATCATACGTTGTTACAACAACGGCGAAAGCATCGTCATAAACGGATAATGGTGCAGCACCTTGACCACTAATTGGTGTATCAATTGATACGAAGAGGTTTGTGTTCAACCACAATGCGGTTGTACCACTGGAGCCATCTGCTGTAATTTCAACAGAAGAGGTTGCTCCCGAT